TGCTGATAAGTCATTAGACATTTTAAATTGAGACTTAATGTAGTTCCACATACCAATCAACCACTCGCTGAATTTGGACTTAATAGAACCATTAACAATTGTCTCTCCTTTATTACCAATAAGAATAGCCATAGCTTCTCTCGTGGCTTTGTCTACATCACCATCAAATCTTTTTAATTGTTTTTTAAACTCATCAGTTTCTTGAACAACCTCAGCACCCCTGTTGTAAATCTCTCTACCTTTCTTTGTAGTCTGTAAGTAGTCTGTCCAAACGTGACCCATCTCGTGTATAGATGTGTTGTATAGTGAAGACTTAGTTTCGTGTACCTCAGGATTAATGTAGATGTCTCCGTCTACTGTAACCCCATAAATAATCTCATCACCTCTTAGATACGTTCTAACGTTGTCTTGAGACATTACATTATTAAATGTATCTACGTCTGAATTAATTACTACAGACGGGAACGCTAAGTTCATAAAGGCATTTAGCTTGGTAGACTCATCAGGATTGATGGCTGCCATAATACCAATGTAATCTTTATCCGGAACACCAATACCTACACCTGTTGTTTGAGTTCTTACAGTTTTAGCAGCAAACTTTTTACCACCTTCTTCTGAGGTAATCATCTTAGCCATTATTTTTTCGAATGCCTTAGGATATACTGTCTCCATTGATTGTGGATTTTCAAGTATACCTATTGACTTCCCTCTCACTCCATACTTATAATTAGGATGTGTTGTTTCAATTATACCGGGATTAAGAACATCAACACCAACCAAAGAAACAACATTACCAATAGGTACGTTCTTTAATTGTGGGTCTGTAAGTAAGTTAGTTATTTGAGCCAAGTTTAATTTAACTGCATCTTTTTCAACACCCTTAAGAAGTTCTTTAACTGTAGCCTTTGTGTTCTTACTTACTCCTCCAACTTTCTTTTCTTTACCCTTAGCTTCTTGAATACTTCCTGTGGTTAGGTATCCAACCAACTTTGCTCTCATAGGTAAAGACATATTCTCTACAAACTCAGGAGTAAGTGCTTGGTCCATAGTTGTAACCTTAGCTTCTTTAAATTTCTTTAACAGTTCAGTAAGATTTTTTATATTCTTTTTATCAGTAGCGTTTTGTTTATCTTCAGGTTTAGCCTTTAACTTAAGTAGGTCCTGCTTCATCTGTGTTTTTAAAACACGAACTGCTGACCTTCTATTTCTTTTAGGTAATGTACTTACATTATCTGCCAATACTCTTACAACTGCTTCATTAGACTGCATAGCATCTTGACCCATCTTTACAATGTTCATTGGAACTAAACCATTGTACTCAGGGTTCTTCGCCCAAAACTCTTTAAATAAAGCTTCGTTCTCTTGGTATATCTTCTCGGCTCTATTGATTATTGTTTGAGCCTCTTTCTCTTCTACATTTGCCCAAGCTGCTTGTTCGTTTCCTACTGTTCCGTTAAATCCAATAGCACCTTTAAGTTCACTTATAACATTACCTGTTACCGGATTAGTAACCGTACCCGTAGTAAGTTGGTCAGTGATGCTGAACATAGTTGGAATACCTTTAACTACTTTAAGATTAGTAATCTTAAGTGGTCTGTCTGTTCTGCTATTAAGTTCTTCAACATCAATTTTTTCTGATGTCATTTCCTCAGGTGTAACCGAAACATCAACGTTTGGACTTTCCATTGCGTTTATAGAGTTGGTTACTTCAGCTTCAGCTTCCTGCTTTGTATTCTCATCTGTTGTCTCATCTATCTCTACTCTAAAGTCTACCTTAGGTTTTGTTCCTTTTTCTTCTTCTTCTAAAGATGCTTCAAAGTCACTAACCTCTTGCTTCTGATTAGCCTGTTCTATTTTAGGTTGAGTTGTCCCTTGTTCTATTTGTGGTTGAGGACTTAATTCTGATTGTGTCTTTGAAGACACTGCAGCACCGTTATTGTTTGCAACAAGTTCCGTTCCGGTGTCCGGAGTAGACTCAGTTGTTTGAGTGGACTCGGTTGTTTCTTGAGTTGATTCAGTGGTTCCCTGAGTAGACTCGGTTGTTTCTTGAGTTGATTCAGTGGTTCTTTTAGTTCCTCTTTTCTCATCTATGTTGGCTTCAGTAAGTTTGTTTGTTACAAATTTTGCAACCTCATCATCATTGTCTACCGATGCACTCATACGAGTTAACTCTGCAGGATTCATATTCTTGATTAACTCTACAAACTCCTCTTTAGAAACCTGCTTTAGCCTACCAAACCTATTAGTTTTTATTTTATAAGATGGTAATCCTTCTCTTATATCTGAAACATTAGCTTGTTCTCCAACAGAAAACACACCTTGACCTGCAAGTATTGTTTGTTCGTTTAATGGTTTAAGTTCACGAGTAGTAAGTATATCAGATAACTCTTTATTTATCTCTGATATTTTAGGACCAAAGACTGCTTTTCTATTAGGGGTAGAAGACATATTGTCCTTGGCAGCAAGTAATTGCATTACTCTTGTTTCTACTGCTCCGTTTCTTTTTACTCTTGAAAATGCTCCTGTATTATTTAATAGTTCTCTCGCAGTTTTTCTTAAACCAACGTTCATCTGTATACGTTGGTTAGTCTCTGCATCTATTTTACCAAGACGTTCCATATTGTTTGCCCAAGCAGAAATTTTAGTTCCTGATGACAACTCATTAGACATAAACTCTATATCACTAAATGCTGATGCTAATTCTATATTGTTTCTGCTTTTAGCTTGAAGCATAAGATTGATGCTCATATTAGATGTGTTGTTACCCATAGCACCACCCATCTCAGCCATAATTTCTTTTATGTTGATGTCGTCACCTACTGTTATCTGAGCAGCAAGTTCACCAAAACCTTCACCAATAGGGTCAGCAATCATACGTTCTGCAGTTAACGCTGCAACTCGAGTAGGTACACTTGCTACGCTTCCAACTCTTATAAGATTACCTGCCAATTTTGCAGTAAGTAAATCTACAAGAGCAATTGGAATACCTCTTTTAAAACCACGCTCTTTCCCTTCTGCCCAAACTGCTTCTGAATTCAAAGCTTTTGCCACAGACTCAGGGTCTGTTATATCAAAACCTTGATTTGTAATAGCTTCAAGAACTGCATTGGTATATTCCATAGCCAACGAAGTAGCAGCAAACCCTGTTCTTGTACCCCAAGTAAAACCTGCTGCTGCACCTGCTCCTGTAGTAAGTACACCACCGGGTCCTGTGACAAACCCTGATGCACCTAATGCTGCACCTGTTGCAGTACCTGCTGCCATAGATAAAGGAATAATCTTTTTACCATACGGCAACATCATAGAGATACTATGTGCTGCTAATGATGTCATCCACTCAAATGGGTCGTCTAAAATAACATCCCAATTCTCATCCATATTGGATGCTTTCTCCCATCTATTTAAAACTCTTGACCTTTTATCAGCAGACTGACTCATATATTCTACGATTCCTGCTGCCATTTTTGCAGTTGACTCAGGGTCATCAAGGTCAATACCACCCATCATTTCCGGGTACATTGTAGCAGCCAAAATTAAATCACCTGCTTTACCCATAGATGTTCCGTTCTCTAAGGCTACCTGAAATCCTTCCCAATTTTCTGCATACTCTTTTTGTGCATATTTGTCATACTTCATATCGTAAAACAAAGAAGCATCTTCATATGAATCAGCAGCAATCTGAGATTTTAATTGTTGAGCACCATACTCCAAACCAATTACCTTTATTAGTTCTTCTTCTCTTTTATTTTTTGGTTCTACTAAACTTAATTCACTTGGGTTTACACCAAAGTATCTTTGACTTTTTTCAGCAATTAAATCTTCAGCTTCTTTGGCAGCAAAGTTTATTTTTACTGCTTCACCGACAGTTGCCTTTCTTCTTTTCTCAAGAAAAAGGTCAGCCTCTTCTCTTGCCAACATAGACTCGTCATCAAGATATGCATCTACAAGTAGTTCTCTTTTTGCAGTAGCAGCATTCTTTAACTCACCTGCATCTTGTCTAAGAGTTCCGTTAATATAAAACTTACCATACTCTCTTTGGTCTTCTAAGCTTAAGTCTTCTAAACGAAAAGGAGCATTAGATAAAAAAGCTTCAGTTGATTTAGCCTCATCATAATCAGACAAAAGTTTTCTTTCAGTTTTATAATCAAGACCTCTTTTTGTGTAGAACTGTTCTATCTCTGCTTCAGCAGTAGCTACATTTTTCCAACTACCTTGAGCAAAAGCCTCTGCTTCTTCCTTGGTATCAAACTCAAAGACTTCATCTCTTTCTCTCGCAATTTTTAAAGCTTCATCAAAAGTTAAGTTTTGATGCCACCACATACCATCTGATGTGTAGTGGTCACGATTAACAGGATGCAGCATAGGTATAACCTTGTGCTTACCATCCTCTTCAAACGAAGTCATTCTAACAGTTGATACCGTGCCATCTTCGTTTTTCAATGGAACGTCTCTTAATGTTTTTGCTCGTATTGCTTTTTGTACTTCTGATGTGATTGGTTTAGTTGGTGCACTACTAAGATTTCCTTTGATAAAGTTTTTTAGTTGTCTTGCTCCTTGTCTTTCTCCATCAGATGTCCAAGGGTCTAAGTCAATTGTAGTTGTAGTTACACCATCAGGTGCAACAACAGTTACGTTATCTCCAATTCCTGATTCAGAAAATCTAAAACCATATTTTTTAAATTTCTCTATCAAGAAAGGAACAACCTCTTCCTCTGCTTTATCTATGAGAGATGCATCTATCTGTGAGATTTCGCTTAAAAAAGTTTCGTCTTGTTGTATGCCTAAAATCTCAGCATTCTTTAACTCTGCTTGTACCTCTTTTGCTTTTGCTTCTTGTTGTTGTTGAAGTGCTAAGTCAGGTGCGTTAGCACGAATATTATCTTGAGTAAAACCAATGTCTGCACTTACTTGATTCCAAGCTTGTTCTAACCTAATATCATCGGGGTACATCCCCATATTTTGAGTTGACACCGGAGAACTGTACCCGTCTTCTCGAGTGTCTCGAGGAGCACCTGCTGCAGTCGGGTCAAAATTAAATGTACTTGGGTCAAATTCAGGAATGTCTGACAAGTCCGAAGAACCATCTTCCAAAGAAGAATCCATATCTCCTTGTGGTTGGTCTTTTTTTTTTACTCCTGCAAAAAATTCAGGAAACTTAGAATTTATAACTGCGTAATTTCCGGAGTAATCCGGGTTGTTATAAGTAGCAATGTAGTCTTGCAACAGTTGAACATCCATTCCTTGAAACTCAGGAAACTTAGAATTTATTACATTCATATTCCCTTTATATCTCGGATTGTTAACTGTAGCTATGTAGTCTTGTAACAGTTGCTCAATCTCTACTTTTGTTTTGCCTTCTAATGGATTCATAGTTTATATTATCTTGAGGTTCCGTTTCCTGTTTGATTCTCCTTTTTCTTTGCTTGTTTCTTACTTGTTCTTTTACCTGAAGATACTGTTCTCTTACCTTGTGTAATTAAAGCCTTATCATCCAATGAGGTTAGATTAGTAGACAAATCATAAATAGATTGCCACCAAGAATCAGGTGGTTGTTTTGAACTAAAATCAGGAGATGTAATCACCACATTACCATCTTTATCTTTTATTTCAATATAATCATCTGTTCCCCATCCTCCTGCACTAACAGTATAGTTACCTGAAAGACCCGGAAGTGAATTTACAAATGCTTGTACACCGGGCACAGAAGCGTTTTTGTCATCAATTTTAATTGCACCATCCGGAATAGGATTCTCTAACTTTATAACTCGTTCAAACGCTTTTTGAACAGGTTCTTTTGAGCCTTCAGTTTCAATAGCACTGAATCCAACTGATGTACTATTAAACTCTCTTGTGTTATCAAATTTAGATTTTGCAAGAGTAGCATCTACATCTACAATTTTATTTTTTGAACTTAGTATCTTATTTACATTACCTTTTATAAATGAAGCTTGGTCCACTTGAACACCTGCATCGTCAGTAAAACTCATAATTTCTTTCGAACCATCTGCAAATTCCACAACAACACTATCTCCATCTCTATCTATCTCCAAGATATCAGGGTTAAGACTTCTTAAGAAATCTTCTGCTTCTTTAACCTCTGTATCATTACCGTACCAAAGTTTAGCAAAGTTACCTACTACAGATTTTTCTTCTGTTACTTTTTTAGAATTTGCATCCTCAAGTGTAGTTTTTGGTCTTGCTTCTCTCTTCATCTGTTGAGCACTTTCTGTGTTCTCAACATCTATTTGCATTTCTGCTTGAGCAGCCAAGGTTCTTGCAGCAACTGCATTTTGTTCGTCTGTCATCTCTGTAACAGTACGACCATTTTCTGATTTTAACAAAATAACATTTTGCTTTCTTTTACCGTTAGCATCTAAAGTTTCAGCCTCATCAAATGTAGTTGTATATTGATTACCATCAGGAGTAGATTTATTAAAGTCCATAAGAATAGATGCTCCATTGTATCCACCATCACCTAACTGACCTTGTGCCCAAGTGTTTCTTGATTCATCCCATAAACTTAACGCTTGTAGGTCACTTGGTTTTACTCCCATCTCGGTAGCGAGTTCTGCTAATTTTTTAGCATCCATACCTGCAAAACCACCTTCTCTTAATCTAATATCTTTTACTTTTTGTAGAGTACCTGAAGTGTATGTTGTACCCATATTTTTAATAGTAGTGGTAACGTCTTCACCTAATGTGTCGGTCCAATCTTTTGCTGCACCAACAACATCAAACTTAGTAATAGATGTTTTAATTCTGTTTTTTAAGTTTTGTACTGATACTAAATTGTTTCTGTTAGGGTCAAGCATCTTACCACCCTTGCCATCATCAATCATTTTACCCATAGATACCAATCCTGTTTCAGGATTAATAACTAATTTTGATTGATTAAAGTTAGAGAAGCCTTCAACGTTTGCCATAATCTGCAAATCAATTTCAGATAACTGCTCACCATAAGGGAGTTCAGCGTTCATCATCTCCATCTTCTTACCGTATTCAGTGTTATAATCTTGAAGCAAACTAAAACCTTGGTCAGTACCATCGGTTAGGTTTTGCCTCATCATCGTGTACTGCTTTGGACTTAATTGACCACTCTTTAAAAGAGTCTCTTGCATTAGCATTTGCTTTTGTAGGTCGTTAGAAAAGTCAAGTGCGAATCCGTTTAAATCTTCATTCTCACCCTGAGGTACGTTGTTTAATACTCGTTGGTATTCTCTTGAGGCTTCATCAATAGCTGACTTTTTTTCCTCTCTAACACGCAACTCCTCCTTGAGCATATTGTTAACATTACTGCCAACCTCTGCCCAATTTATATTGTCTTCTGCTTTTCTTTCAACGTATTTATATGCTGTTGCCATTCTTTAAGATTTACTTTGTTGTTCCTGCAGTATTACCAAGATATGCATCAAATGGGTTTTGATATGCTTGAACATATTGTTGATTACCAAAAATCATCATTTCTTGCTGAGGAGTTAAACTTCTTTTGTACTTTCTAAAATCACTATTTGACATTGCAGCAATTGTGTTTGCATCTGCAAATGTTGAAGTACCGGCTTTGTTAAATGCTGATGTTTGTTCTGCAGTAAAAGGGTCTATCTGCCCAACTGCTGCTTTTTGTGCAGAAGTGTTTTGACCATATAAAGGAGCCATTGCAATACCTTGTTGTACAGTGCTTATAGCACCCTGAATACCTTGTTGTTTTGCAGCTTCGGCTGCTCGTTGAGCATCTGCTGCTTTTTGTTGGTTACCTGCTACTTCCTCTAAATCTAAAGAAACATCCAAGTCTCTTAGCCTTGAATCTTCTTCTATAATAGCGTTTTCAATATTAGTCATCTCATCAGCCATAGCACCCCTAACGTTTGCCTGACCTGCCTGTTGTGCAGCATAAACTCTACCGGCTGAAGCTGCAGAACCTCTTTCACTTTCAATACCTGCTTGAGTTGCCATAGCACCTTGTACTAATAAAGCCTCACGCTCATTGTCGTAGGCTTCTTTTTTTACAGACATTTGTTCTGCAAAGTTGACATCAAGTTTTCCTCTTGCCTCTGCCATAGCTTTGTCAGCATCTATCTCTGCTTGTCGTTGTGCTTTTTTTTGTTTACTTGCTTGTGAAAAAGACATTGCAGTCGTTCCTGCAGAAAGTGCTAATCCCCCTATTGCTATCGCAGTTGATGTTGCTATACCCATATTATAATTTTTTTATCATTTCTTTTGTATAAGAGTCACCTTCAGTGTATCCTAATTTTGTATAGGTTCCCATCAAAGCTTTGTTTTTTAATAAAGCATAGCTATATTTTGCTCCTGAGTTTACACATAAGTTCGTTAACGTCTCAATCAATAAACCAATAGCATTTGTTCTATGTGGTTTTTTTCTATATTCTTTATTAGATACAATCCAATCAACCCAAGCTACACCTGAATTTGTTAGATAAACAAAACCTGCACAAATTGGTGTCCCATCAGGGTCCGAAACCATCATACCACCTGTCCCCTCTTGAGGTAGAAAGTCTTTTGCAGGAGGTGTCCACCCCCAAGCTTCCCACCAATCCACAAGGATGGTGTCATAATCATCTGAATTAAGTGGTCTTATATCAAATATCATTCAACAACAAAGATAAGAAATTTAAGGGAATGATTTCATTACTTCGCTTTCAACTGAAAACAATTCAACCTTCTCGGTATTATTGTTAGTTAAAGTAAATACCCCATAGTGCCCGAGAATACCGTGTGATTCTGCCACAGAATTTTTGATGTATAAAATATACTCAGTTGTTGTAGGTGCAGGAACACCTATGGTATTGTCTACGACTATTTCATTAATACCTGCAGGAAAATCTTGATTAACCTGTATTACCCTACCTAATAATGTAGGTGTTGGAGTTCCAAAATAAAGCATATCTCCATCATTGTTTAAGGTGGAGCCTACAGAAATTATATTTCCGATAGGCATACTTAAAGGAAAAGATACTGTAGTTGTTGTACCTGTAACAACAATGTTTGCACTTGTTCCTATTCCATTTAAGGAACGTAAAGCATATTCACTTAACTGTGCAGGAGTGGTTCCATTATTTCTAACAAAAGCAAAGTACGCTCCTTCTTTCTTTTCGTACCAACCATTCAATATAAAACCATCATCTTGTTGGTCACTAATTAAAATAGTTCCCCAACTATCATCACCTTCTAAGTTTATTGTTTTAAAAAGTTTGTTTTCTAATGGGATATCATTAAAAACAGATTGCATAATTGACGGATAGTTTATACCATAGTATCTATTTCGTACAGGATTAGTGTTATGACGGTAAAGATTACCCCCGTTAAACGTATAGAAGTAATTGTTCATACCTATCATCCAATCAGGTGAATAAGAATAAAAAGATGGAAAACCTTTTACACCACTATCATATGATAATGTGTATAATGAATCTGCGTTTACTTGATTACTCATATTTTATATTTTATGGACAGTGCACTGTGTCATCACAGGCTCTGCTTATTGGACTTACTTGTTGTGCATTCGTTGTTGTACCTGTAAAAGATGTTATTGTACCACAATAAACCGTTTGCTCAACCTCTTGAGTTACTGCGTTTATTCTCTTGTATTGAATAACCTCATTAAGAGCATTACTCGTAAACCTGTCATTCATAGTCCAATTTTGTCCTGTAGTACAATCAGTTAAAGTAATCCTTCCACATAAGCTTGTTTCTTTTTGTGTAACAACTCCACTTTCTACTCTGTATACATAACCTGTAGGGTGTAAATACCATCCATCATTTACTGATACTGCACCATTTTTATCTGCAAAAATATAATCGTGCAGATTTACATTGTTTTGACTCGAACTACTGTTAACAGGAACGTGATAAACATACTCATCTAAAATTTCAGCACAAACTAATTCTTTACTTGAGTTATAACCTGCAAGAAGTCGAGGTATTTCTACAGGACAATCTATCGTTATAGACCAAGCAGTTTGATTACACACACCTATCGCTTCTACATCTACAACTGTAGGTGAAGGGTTAGGTTTAGGTATAACCATCACACAAGTTCCCGGAGGACCTGCAGTTAAAGCATTTTGAGTTGCATCTATAATAACAGTTTCCACTGCTCCTGTACTTACAAATGATGTCCCATTATATTCAAGTACGCTAACATTACTATAAGTACCCTCAATAGACCCTGCTTGACATCCACCCTGAGAACCTGTATTACCAATGAATGTAGGAACACCTGCAGTTGTAGATTGCAATAACCCAAACTGAGGAGAACTTAGTTTATTATAAACAGTTCCGTCATAAACTGCTTCTACACCATCAGGCACGGATTGTGGGTTAAACCTTACGATTATCGCTCCTGTATCTGTTGAAGTACCACCTGTATCAATTGATAGCTTGTATACACCTTCACCACCACTTCCCGAAATTTGAGAACCACAAGGGGTTGCACAACTTGGACAAAGCTGAGGTGGCAATAACTGACAATTGTTCCCAACAAAAACTTGTTCTCTTGAAACTGTTCCGTCTGAATAAAATGCAGCAGGTGCACAGTTGGTTAAAGCTGCATCTGTGTATACTGCAGTTGAGTTACTTAAGGTTGTTCCGTCTATGTATAATAAAGCCATATTCTATTTTTTATTCAGGTGATTCTTCGCAATTACAACAAGAGTTTAATAGGTCAGCACCTGAGCATAATTCTATTTGAGTAGGTTTTCTTAGGTCCCAAATTAAGTATAAATAATCTCCATCAGCACCATTTGGCATCGTAAAACTACTTTGATAAATACTTGGCTGACCCGATGTGTCAGTAGTTAAAGCATTACTCTGTGATATTAAAGTAGAAATTGATTGAGGTGTATTCGCAAAATTATCAGCAGACCTTAACCATCTAAATTTATTAGTGGCATTATCCCATACTGCAGAATCAGTAACAAACTTGTTCCAAACCATACTTACATTAGAACCCACAGTTGGTATACCTCCATCCCCTTGAAGTCCTGTAACAGTGTTATAATAACTCACAACAGGGTTACCTGCTCCCGGGTCAAATTGAACCAATGTAGATGTTAATGGAGAAATAAATCCACCATCAATATATCTGTATTGTGTATGAATGTCTAATCCTGACTCGTTAGCACTTGTAGCAACTACCTCAACAACTGTTATTGTTTTAGCTTCCGGACAAGGTACGGTTAGAGTTAGAGTAACTGCACTTGTACTTGTAATGGTTACGGTTACCTCAGTAGCTGAAATAACATCTTTTTGTATAACAGAATTTCCACTTGCACTTTGGTTGGGAACATTAGTTACATTCCCGTTGTATTCAATATCAACATCAAAGGTTCCACTCACGTTTGCAACAGACCAAGACACATCAACAGGTCCAATAGTATCACCCATTTCAAAACAAGCACTAAAGCCTTTACCTTGTAATATTGTTAGTTGTTGTGATACTCCACAAGCCACACAATCCTTTTCAATAGGTATTAAATCCTGATTTGAATTAATTACATACTCATTCATATAAGGGTCAAACCCTCCTAACTTTTGAGTTTCAAACTGAGTATTAAATAAATCTCTAAACCAAGTTCGCATACCAAATTGTGATATAACCTCAAGATTATCACTTTGATAACTTGTTCCACTAAGTTTTAAAACTGAGCCACGTTTAGCATCTGTAAAGTATTTATCAGGACCCCACTGAGCAAAGCTTTCGGGGTTATGACTAATACCAAACTCTTCTATTCTTGCTACTTGAGTTCCCAATACCTCAGGTACAGATTGTAATAAATTACCTGCTCCTGCATCTGACAATAGATTCTTGCCTTGAAGAACATAAGATATCTTATCTTCTTGTAATGTTAGAACATCAGTCTCTCTTGCAAATAATTTTTGAATAGGTCCAAATGATTCTTCTAAAGCTTTAAAGTTTAGCAATCCTCCATTAAACTCATTAAGTCTATTTACATTTGACTCATCATTATAAATACCACTGTAAGTAATATCTGCTCCTCTTCGAACCATTGAATAATCTATAGACTCTGTAGATGTTACCCTGTTTCCAAGTTTAAAGTCTTTACCAAGTAAACTATCTCTAATCTTGTAGCTTTCTACTCCATTACCAAACGCATAACAATTAAAGAATTTAGTGTCAATTATTGCAGGTTGATTAGATGAAAATACTTGACTTTGTATATTACCTAAATGAGTTCCGACAGGAATTGCCACCGAACTTAAATTTACTGCAGCAGGGTTAGCCGGTGGTGTCGATGCACTAATAACTGCACTTCCACATTCTGCAGCAAAAGTAACTGTGTTCACATTACCCAAAGGATTTCCTTGAACTGTAATTTGTTGAGGTAAACCATTTAAGTCTATGTAGTCATAAACAACATCATTAACATCGCTACTGTCTACAGTGAAATTACATATGTTATTGTCCTGTACAATATCAAAAGTTTCAGAACCTTCATACCAAATATCCGGTGCTGCATCAAGTGGCTCACTTTCAAAAACACAAGTATTTTCTGCTCTAAAAACAGTAATACAAACTTTTAAATAAGACCTTCTTTTCTTACTGCTACCACAGGCTCTTGTACCTCTTGTTTGAAAAAACAATTGATTTGTAGTTGTGTTTCTATAAAACCCAAAATATACTGTACATAAATCTTGAGGAAGATTTCCTGTAGTTGTGCCTACATAATCTGTGTCAAAATCACAACCACTTCCCGGGTTACCAATACTACTAACACCAAGTGCTAATACATCTTTAATATTATCTCCTTCAAACCATTCTTGAAAGTTATCATAATCTTGAGATGCAACTGCCGTTTTATCTAAATTCCATCTTCTACCTTCACATTTATTACCTGAACCCTTTCTTCTAACCTCTATCTCAAAAGTAATTCTTGAGTTTGCAGGAATCGTGTAATCTGTCTGTGTAGAACCCGGAACAAGAGGGTCCGGTTGAGGTAAGCTTACTGTATAATTAACTTGTGGGTAACTTCCTGATTTCTTTCTTGTACTACTTTTACAACCATAATCTACAATAGCATTCTCTCCCTGTTGAACTGAAAAAGAATTAGCTTTAATCTTCATATAAGTTCCTGAAGGAATAGGTAGATTTTGAGTCGGGTCATCTTCAGATGCCACTTCTATAAAGTCTTTTTGTTTAGCATCCTTTTCAAGAACAGTAGCAAAAACACATCCGGATGTCGCACCATCTACATCTCTTTTAACAATTAATCTTTGACCCTCTGTGATTTTTTGAGAGTTTTCACCCTGTAATAAAAAGTACGTTTGACTGTCTTGTGGGTCGGTAAAGAATATACTTGAATAAATTGTTTCGTATGTTTCTCTATCAGGTTTAATTGCGAACTTATAATTGGTTGCCCAAAAAGGAGCAACCTGTGTAGTTGGTATGTTTACTAATATACTGTTAGCAGTATCTGAATCTGCACAAGAAAAATGAGTTGTGTTATACTGACTAACTAAAGTTGGAGTTGCACGATTAAACTCATCCATATAAACAATCCCAACCTCATATCCTCTATTACTATGAAGACTTTCTCCTGAGCCTAATTTGTTAAATAAAAGTTCTATGTCAACTGCTTTAAAATATTCAGTGACTATGTCTGTTGGTGCAGTAACATCGGGAGTAGCATATTGAATAGCAGGAAATGTAAACTTAACTATATCCGAACCCGGAGTAGCATCAAGCCTAACTGCTTGTTCAACTGAACTTATACCACTTTGATAAATTAAATATGTTCCATCTAAATCAGGCTTAAACAATCTGTTGAAAGCATCCGTCATTGTGCTACCATCATCTCGAGTAGCCATAGGTTGAATATTACCACCGGGTAATGAAGTACCTAACTGACTTGATGTTATAGTGCTTTCTGCCCATTCGTACACACTTGTATAATCTTGTTGTAGATTAAAAGTGTATTGGAATATTTGTTCTTCGTTCTGTTCTACAGGAGGAGTCCCTCCACCAAATGTACTGTGTTCAAATGTACATAACACCGTTATTGTAGCACCTGTTACTAAGTCAACATTTTCTAAGTCAAATTCTAAACCTGCATCATTTATTGTTTGAGCACCGTCTATTGTATAGTTAACACTAAAACCGGTTCCCTCAATTTCGCTATCATCAAAAGATTCTGAAACTCCTTCAGCAGTAAAATCAAGTCTAACAGGGTTACTGTCAGAAGTAATCATATCATAACCTTCTACATAATTACCAAACATCAATCTATTCCCCATCAAAGTCTGTGCTTTAGAAAGTAAAGGAACGTTGTCGTAAAGTCTTAATACTTCAGCCTGAGGCAGTATTGTAAATATTTTACTATTAGTAAATGAATAGGTTACATCTTGAAAGTTTGAGTAACCTTGGTCACTTTTATCAAGTTTTTCAATAATCTTTATTACAGGACTGTTTGCCTCTTTAAATAAAAGGTCTATTCCTTTAACTAAAGGTCCTCCTGTATTAAATGTAACTAAAGCCGTATTAAATATATTTACTACACCTTCGTTTAGATAACTCTCACCGGAGAACATAAAAGGTCCCGGATTAAAAGCAGGTGGTGTAAATTGTGATGTAGCTGAATATTCATCATCATCATATTTATATCTATATCCAAAACAAATAAATCTTTCTTCTAAAAAGTTTTCTTGAGTACCTGTTTGTAATAAAAGAATGTCCGGAGCATTAGTAGGTGGTTTTTTTATAACCAATATATCTTCTGCAAGAAATCCATCCACTCCACTTGCATCAGGATTAGCATAATTTTTCTGTACGTTTATCTTTCTTGGTGGATTAATGTTGTCTGTAAAGAAGAATAAATTCTCTACTTTATCAATGCCTGTAAATAAAAACTTATCATCAAAGTTCAAAGTCGTATTAACTCCACCACCATTATCTTTACTTATAATATGATAAACGACAATGTTGTTGTTTGAGTTCCAAGAAACAATAAGGTCTAACTTGCCTGTATTACTGTTTGTATAAGCAGGGTCATTAATCATCCAATAGATAGTTTCGTTTGCACCATCTTCAAAAGCACCAATACATTTAGCTTGAGAGGAAAGTGGAATACCATCTACCTGTATGTTGGTTATTAATAGGTTACCTTTCGAGTTCTCTATAACTCCTATTTCAGCACCCTCTGTTGAACCCATACGAACATTTAATGCATCAATGTACTCCCCGTTTGGAACGAGTCGCTCATCAACCATTTTGTTCATTTTACCCTGAGTAAAGTTTCTTGTTATATTCGCCATATTATTTTAGCCACTTATCTCTACCCCTTAAGTTTTGTAATAATCTTCCGGGATGTATGTTACTGATTCTAATTTTTGCATTTCTTAAAAGTGCAGCTTTACGCTTTCTTTTTCTTGCAACAATATATTCTTGAGTATTAAGTTTAGTGCTAAGTATTGCAAACTCAATGTATGCATAGATAAACTCCTCAAACAATTTATTTACTGTAACTAAACTGTCGTCACCGTTTTCCATACCATCAGAAACATATTCAAGTACGCATAATTCTCCTGACATACCTGAACTAAAATTAATCACACCACCTTTAGGATTGATTTTAAAAGTAGGATTAGCGTTTGCCGTCTCTGTATTTAAACCATATCGAGCACCAATACCATATTCGAAATACCAAGCACCATCCACACAATACCCTGACTTACCATAGTATTCAGAGTGTTGGTTTAAGTAGATGCTTTGCTTAGTTCCTTTTATTCTGTCGTAATCTAAATCTGAATATTGTGGAGATAAAGCATTACCATCAATGTCAAATAATATTCTACAATCATTGTCTTGTAAATATGCACCGGACCAATTAGTCTGAATGTTTTCTGTTAGAGGCATTAATAAGCCATCTCTATACAAAGAGATTCTTACCCAATTAACATAGTCTGAGGGAAGAACATATCTCAATGTGTCACAGACACTTAGTTCTAATATTTTTATTTCTTTAAATGCATCATAATTTAATTCTTGAATCGCTCTTTTTGCGTGAAACAAAACTTTAAATCTTTCTTCGTTGTTTACCAAGTTATGATTCCCTGAATACATTAACATAAAATTGTTAACGATATCTTCAAGAGAGACATATTGATATGAACCCCAATTTGCATTTTCAGGAGGTAACCCCCCGTTTTCGTAATACTGATATTGTGTTATGTAACTCATAATTATTTCTCTTCTTGATTATTACCTTGCTCTTTTGCTTGTGCAAATTGAACTGCTGCTACCTCCCTTATAGACATACCTGCGTATTGCAGTATCTTGTTTATAAGATTAACCTCATCATCATTTGGTAACTCAAAGTCCTGATAGTCAGGTTGAGATGCATCAAATGCAGGTTCTCCATTAGCAAGTGTTACGAAAGTCCACTTAGGAACAAAAGGAAATCTTATGTATTGACAAACAACTTGTCCCGGATGGTTTACTTCTTCATCAGGAAACATATCTCCAATCAAACCCTCTTGCGTATAAGCAGGGTAGGTTAGGTTAGGTGATGTAAGAATAGAGTTGTTTAGCATAGTAATTTTACTATGAGTAACTTTTTCTGCTTCTTTAATATTTTTCTTTTTGTATATGGTATAGTTTAGTGGGAAAGTATTCACCACGTTTGGAGCCACAGTAAGTTCTGTCCCGGTTGTATTTATTGCTATTATAACTAAGTTGTAAGCTATCCCCCCTATCTCTACACCTACTATATCTCCTACCTCTACACCATCAGCATTAAAGTCTGCCGTTATGTCTATTATTTTATTTTGACCACCAACAGTTCCTGTAGTTGCTCCAAACACAATTACTTTATTATTAATAAGCATTTTATTAATTAAATAGTAATCGTTGTTAGTAGTTAGTAATGAAGGTAGAAAATAACCATTAGTTTTTTGTACACTTTGAATAAGTGGTAACGTAGATGAAAAGGTATCAATAACCTCTTCTAATCCTTTTGTAATATCAGCGTATCCTGTACCTGATTTACGAGCATTTTCTTTGTTAATCTGATAGTTGTAAGAATAAAAATAATCTTCAAATAAATCTAACTGTGCTTGTTTTGCAAATAAGTTAAAATCCGATGGGGATATATATCCGTAGTTATTCTTATTCAGTACCGACATTACTGTTTGTCTAACTGAATTTATCATCTGTCATTCTTTTCTACAAAGATAATGAAAAAAAAAGAGGAGTCAGAAAATCCGACCCCTCTCGTAATGTGCTAATAATCTATTTACTAATCTAACAGACTCTCTAAGTGTTTCAACACTTCTAATCCATCATCACTTTGTAAATAAGAACCAATTACATCAATAGGTTCTGAGCCAAACGGAACATTTAACATTTTTGTTTTATTCTGTGGTGTGTTATACCACACCTCTTTTCCGTTCTTTCTTGTTTTTAAAAGTGCTTGGTCTAAAAATCTTTGAATTGTACCCATAAACTTTAAATCAGGGTCATTAACCACTTCTAAGAAATCTTCAGAATTGTTTCTCGCAAATACCAATACATCTCTTTTAAGTTCTGCTGAAGACATTTTTGATGTGTCAGTTCCAAATAAAACTCTACATACATTTTCAAGTTGTTCAAGAGATAATTTTTTAGCTTCTGATAATGCATCTGCTGCAACCATTAACTCTTCTACTTCTGCTGCTGCATCTTTAGCTTTATCCATTTCTACAAACTTCTTTCCATTAAGAGGGTGTAGAAATAAAAACTTTTGTAACATTTGGTTTTCCTTTGTAACGTGCAAGAATCCGTCTTCAAATATGATAGGCTCCATTAGAGCGTTATCATCTTGTTCATCTACAAAAATAGATTTTTGATTTCTTGCGTAACGAAGTTCCCTATTGACTCCCGTCTCGTCATCAAAGTGTAATAGTGTAAATCTTTTAGTGTGTCTTGTTGGTAGCATAAAGGATAAGGGTGCTACTTCCCTTGTTAATTTGTAACTCTTAGCTACAAAATTAGTTGCATTTTTCTTTGCCA